CCCTCTGGAAAGTTTAAGATTAGATTATTCATTTTTCAACAATTTCAATTTCAGTCTCAAAGGGCGGATTGCAATTGAGGTACATATACCTCCCAAATTCTGACATCAAATCCCACATTTGCCATTCAGACCATCCATTATTATCTTCTGACGGAGGTTGGTATTTATTTAAAAATTCAATTTTGAGTGGTGTTTCAGGAATTATATCCTCCCAATTTTTTCTATGTAATTGTCTTCCAACATCAGTTAGTCTAACTTTAACGTAATCGTTAATATTGAATGTCATAACTGGATGATACCAGACAAAATTCAGAAGTCAACCCGTGATCACGTAAAGGTGATTGTCAAAGAATTTGGACGCTTCCGATTTGTTCAACATCCGCATTTTCCAATACACCTCTTCCGTTCGGGGACAGAATGCACTCAAGGCATAATCGAAAATAAATCCTCCGTCCGTGATCTTGATGTCATAGGGATAGGAGATTTCCCACTCCTTGATTTCCCCGCTTTCCTCAATCTTGAATTTTACAAAATTCTGCTTGGTGTTGAACATTTGTATTTTTCCCTCCCGAATTGTTCGGGAATTTAATACGAATTTCACATCACGGAAAATCAGTTGTTTTAGGTGTTCTTCAATTCTAATCATTTTGGAAAGGGGTCAAGATTGAGTTCAATGTCCATGTATCGCATTTTTTCATTGGCACTCATGGGGTATATTTTTTCATTAAAGAACGGCCAGAACGTATCATCTGCTGGCATTTGTTGAACAAGGTAGCACATGTCCATTGATATATTTCTATATGATTGCATAAAAATATCCCACGCTACTACGATATTATGTTTACGTTCATTGATCTTTTTGGGTTCCAGAGAACCTTGATATTGGAGGGTTCTCAATCCGTTTTCAGAACGCAGAATCTCGTAGCTATTCGTGCATAACATCTGGCGAATGTCCGGTCTTCCGGGGGCGCGTTCCGGTCTTCTACGGATAATCATCAGGTCACAAATATTGCTTTTCAGCAAACGCTGTAACTCAGTTCGTTTTATCAGTCTCATTTAATTCACAAACGCCAAACATGCGTTGCTCATTCAAGAACAGTCCGTTCTTCACTTTTCCGTAGCCTTTGACTTCCAGATTACTCACACCGCTTCCCATACCGCTGGGGAACACCACAATCTCCCCAACCTCCGTAAAGAGAACATTCGGCCCCTTGAGAATCACCTTCCCCTTGCGCCACATCTTATCAACGTTTGCCACTGGAATGAGAAGACTACCACGCTGGACGAAATCTCCCGATTCTTGGGTTCCTTGGGCGAGGTCACAATACTCAACGAGCATCACATCGTCCATCAGACGGGATAGGATATAATCATCCATTCCGAAGTCAGTGGGAAGGTTGGGATCGTTTAGATCAATGTGGGATTTTTGGGGTGCTAACTTATCAATGGATACTGTCATGGGAATATTTAGATATTATTTTTCATTGTCAACTGTAAATTCACAATCCCCCCCATGAATAATTTTTATATTTTCTTTATTCGTTTTAAACAAATCTACCAAATCTGTGATCTTTTTCAACTGATGGTAGTTTGGCTCTATCCAATATTTTCCATCAACCAAATCCATGCGCTGCAACTGTTGGTATGCTATTTTTTCGATATTTTCTTGAGTGGTGGATGACAAATGATAATTTACACCCCCGAAATGATAAACAAAATCAATATCATCCACATCATTTACCTCGTGTAACCCTCCATTATCTCGCAATTCGAAGTATAGATGTGTATCGTCTGCCCTAATATCATCCAACATTTTATACCCTCCAATTTTAAGCCAAGATTTTTTTAAATAAGATACCGCATTTGGAGACGATCCTCCTGTAATAAATTGATTCCCATAAATTACATAACAAGCGGCATTTCTATATGCTGTTATATTACCATATTTGGAGATGTGATTACTCATTCTATTTGATAGAAATATATCATCATCGTCCATTGGAAATATGATATCATGATTTCCAATGGACACTCCAATATTTCTTTTATGTGCAACTGTCAATCTCGCATCACAATTGATAACTCTTACATTTTTATAATCACAACACAACTCGACGTTTTTATCATCATTGATAATTACCAATTCTTTATCATCATAATCTTGTGATAAAAAAGATGCCAACATTCTTCCCAAGTATGGGATTCGCCCATAAGTTGGGCATACTACAAGAGCTTTCATCCCACTTTTCTTTTTCTAGAAATATAATTAATTCTTTTCCGTTTCAGCTTGGGGATCACATTCTCAAAGAACCGAAACCGCTCTTCATCATTTTCAAAAATACTATTATATTTATTTACAGTCTCGTTGGCATAATTCAACAGGTCATCGTCATAGAAACTCAGATATCGAGTCACCATGTAGGGGGAGAACTCTTCCAACAATTCGTTGGTCATCTCCCCTTTCTTATCAAATAGCATGTGATTGATTGAATCAAACATCGTGTAATATCATATCCTTTCTGTAAATATCCCCATGTTCCCTCCCATCGGCAAACCATTTGGATGGAAAGTGACAGGTTTTTCTACCAATCAAAGATGCCCACCAAGAGAAAGTGGAATTGCTTCCTACTATAATATCACATTTACTCATTGATGTAAATGAATCCAGATCGGAATTGAAAATCGGTATTTGTAATTTAAAATTGGAAAATTCCTCCAACACATGAGCAGGGGAATCTGTAAACCCTACAAGATTGTAATTTTCAAATTCGTGTAAAAGATGATTAAAATATTCAGTGTTGCAAACGTGATGGATGTTCCTATGAAGCATGTAATCTCCTCGTCTGATATGAACACCAATCAATGGAATATGGGAACCCTTCTGAGTCCTAAAAGAAGTATTATCAATATCGGGTAAATTTAACAAAGATATAAATTCATCCTTAACATCCTCGAAATATTTCAGGGATTGGAAATACCCATGAAGGGAAACACTCCCATGGACAAAAGGTAATTCATTGTAATTAAATCTTTGCTCATGCACGGGAATGACATCTCTGGTAAATGGTAAGGAACCATACTCAAAATTGCAAAAGATCGTATCTTTATAGGATAACACACTATTACCTTGCCCAGCAAACCAATTATCGGGAACGATGATCAGCTTCTTGTTATGCTTCTTGGCATAGGCGTATCCAGCAGCAATGATGAATAGCTGGTTTCCCAAACCACCAATCGGATGAACGTAGCAATTATTCATTTGTAAATTCCTCCCATTTATAAAATCCATGACCGGAAACTTCTTCATAAAGCTGACTCATAATTCTAATGGTGGCTTGATACTTGCGTTCATGCGCCCCTTCGTCCGTATCTGGAATAGTGTCGTAATATCCGGGAAGTCCCAAACCATGGTCATAACGGATCGCCATGCTGTGGAGCAAACCATCTGGAGGCGTTTTAGGAAGTTTTGTTCGAGGATGAGATTCCACCAGCGATCTGATTCTTTCCAAAAATTCTGGTTTTATATATTTATATGCACCTATACTTTCATCTTTAATTGTGGGGTGTTTGGCTATGAACCATTCCCCACAATCATGGCAATATGTTTTTCCTGATGGGTATGACATCACTTCATCGCTCTTATCACATAATGGACATTTCATGTCACCATGATACCACACATAAAACAAATGTCAAGTGTGCTGAAAAATACAAAAACGGACACTTTCCGTCCATTTTTTAATATCCGAGCAATCTCTTGCGACGGGTATCAGCCGTGGACACCGAGAAAGTCTCAGAGAATGCGGAAGCGGGAACCGTAGTCACAGAGCTAAGGAATGTAAAGACTGAGTAGGAATTGTTCGTGTTGACGACTGCCATCTCCGCACCATTGAGAGATGCTGGAATGTTAAACACTGATCCAAGGACATTCACGGTGACGTTTGGGTAAGCGGCAAGGGAGAAAGATGGGGATGTGACGAAGAATTCCGTGGGGGTGTAGGCAAGCCCTACGTCCGTGGTGGAAAGGGATACGACACCTGTTTGGCGTGTGGCAAGCAGAACGTTTGCACCGGAGAGATAGGTGACACCCGTAGCGGATAGGGAAGTGTTGATAAGGTTAGGAGTTCCGGTTTTTTGGGCGGAAAGGAGGACGGTTTGGAACGAATAGATGCTCATGGTATTATTTAGTGAAATGGGTTGAAAAATCTAGAGGAGATGATATGATTGGGTATGATTCAAGAAATTTGGTATGGGGATTGTTTGGAACTGATGGGAAATATTGCTGATAAGAGCGTGGATTTCATATGCATTGACCCGCCGTATGGGATGACAGCCCCAAAATGGGATTCCATTATATCATTTGATCTGTTGTGGAAAGAATTTGATAGAATCGGAAAAAAGGATTATGTGGCGGCGATTTTCGGTAGCCAACCATTCACCACCATGCTCATCAATTCCAATATCAGAAAATTCAAATATTGTTGGTATTGGCGGAAGAACCAAGGCACGAATTTCTTCCACGCCAAGAGAATGCCAATTAGAAAGGTGGAGGAAATCTGCATCTTTGGTGGTAAGAAATACAACCCCCAAATCACGGATGGGCATGTTCCTACCAATTCCGCCAAGGGTTGTAGCAATGGCAACGCTTATCACGGTGTTAATATTAGGGATTATGAAGGGGGTAAGACCACTAGATTTCCCGATAATATTCTGGATTTCAAATGTGTGGATAACTATTCCCGCAAACATTCCGCCCAAAAACCAGTTGATCTATTGGAATATTTGGTAAGCACTTACTCGGATGAAGGGGATGTTGTTCTGGATTGCGTGGCAGGGGTTGGTTCAACTTTGGTTGCTGCGAAGAACCTTGGGCGGGGATATATCAGGATTGAGAAGGAACGGGAGTATTGGGAGATTTGTGGGGAGAGGTTGACAAATAATAATGATATGGTATGATTAAAACATGAAAAAGAAAATAAATAATAAAAATTATCTCACACAACAAAAATTAGGGGAAATTCTGGCGAAACATTTTGATGTTGAATCTGAAGTGAATATAGAGGGGACAAGATTTAAATCAGATTTCAAATTTACTCATAACGACCGGACATATAGGGTAGAATTTGATGGTGATTCACATTTCACTGATATTGCTGTGATGGATAGGGATATTAAAAAGGATCAAGCTATTTGGAAAATGGATAAAACAACGTCTGTTCGAATCCCATATTTCATCCAACTTGATAATTATACATTTAGAATGTTTTTCGGATTTGAATATCCAGAAGAACTTCCATTAATTTATCCTCATGGTTTTATCGACTCAAAAGCTAAAACACCCGCATATTTCAGTAAAAGAGGGATGGATAGATTTGTAGCTATTATGAGATATTTGGCGGAAAAATGGAATAGTGTATATGTAGATATAACTCGTTCTATGGTGTTTCACGAGAAATCCAAAGATTTTTCTTATGTTATACCGAAAGATTGCGGGTATCCTCAATTAGAAAGTCTAGCTGATTATTTAGCTGACGCTGATATGTTCGATTATTGCGATGATTGTAGGAAGATGTTAAGAAAATTTACAAAAATGGAATTTGATGATCGGCAAGAATCTGGATTTGGGTTTTCCTTTTAAAACGAGGAAACCGGAGGGTCTTCGGCACCTCCGGTTTCAGATTGATTTGACGTAACTGCTTGGCAGTCAGCTATTTACAATAAATTATAAATATGTGCTGACCGATCCGGGCGTAAACGCGGTTCCAAGACCTTTAACAATGATAAGGTGATAATAAAGATTTGCACCAAAGATGTTATTCACAATTCCGTAGCGGGTCATAAGACCAACACGGGGCGCGAAATCATTTGGGCCAATCGTCCGTTGCACCATAATTGGGATATACGGACAGTAAATTATTCCTGTATCATAGTATTCAGAACCCTTGTAACCCAACAGCGCGTATTCAACTCCACTGGTTTGGCCAGTGTAGTAGTTAGGCGAGTAGAGAGAGGAGTTCTGAACTTCAGTCCTAGTATCACGATACACAGTCCAGCGGCTACCAACAGTACCAACTTTAGCGATACCAACACCAGCCGTCGAAACGGTTCCGTTGATTTCGTAAACCTTAAAGTCGGGAAGCATTTCGAGGATGCTGCAAACGCGGGGAGTGGCGATAACAAAGTTAGCGGCACCTCTACGGTTACGAGCAGCCATACGACCACTTTCGATAATAAGGCGTTGATAGAAGGTAAGATTCCTTTCAGCAGTCCAAC